TATTCATTGACAACGGATCAACTGACGGAACGCTGGAGTGGTTAAAAGACCGCAATCGGATTGAGTTAGGTAAGAATGAAGGCATAGCAGCAGCCTTTTATTACGGCGTTCAGCAGTTGCAGGACTATGATTATATTCTCAAACTTGACAACGACGTTGAAACCGTCACAGAGGATATCATTGCGAAGATCGTCGAGTTCATTGAAAAGAACGGTCCTCATGCTGTCTCACCACCTGACCTGCTGATTGATCCTAACTTCTATCCCCGGATTCTTTCACGGCGAAAGATAGGAGGATTGAATGTTGAATATGTATCCCACACCGGCGGAGCTTTTCAGTTGGCTCCGACGAAGTATGTTACCATGCTATGTGATGATTTTGTTCACCTGAAACAAGGCGATTATTCAATCGGTGGTTTTTACCGTCAACACGGATGTCCTCCGATTTACCTGAAAGATTATGCGATGAAACATATCGGATTGAATCAGTCAACACCTGGAAACGTTTATATATTTTGAAGTACGACCTTATCATAGTAGCAGCCTCAAAGGATCACGGCTTAGTTGAGATGACACAACGGGCTATTGATTCCTGTTTAGCTGACGGGGCTGATGTGAATGTGATCTTAATTGAAACCGCTACCCGTGCGCGATACCGGGGAGTAAATCAGACAATATTCTGGAACAAACCATTTAATTACAACGCCTGTTTAAATGAAGGATTAAAATATCGTACCGGCGACGTTCAAATCTTATCCAACAATGACGTGATATTCATGAAAGGCTGGTCAGAGATTGGCGGTATTATGGAGGCAAACGGGATACTTTCAGCCTGTGCCCGGAGCGAGAGCCGTTCACATTATGGCATGCCAAACGATTACAAGGCTTACAAAGGATACACGATAGGCACGTTTTTTTGTGGCTGGTGTATCTTTCAACACAAATCAGTATGGGATAAAATCTATCCCCTGGATGAAGCCTATGAGTTTTGGTACTCTGATAACGTGCATGCAGAACAGTTGAAACGTGCCGGGATAGATCACTATCTTATTTGTGCCGTACAAGTCAATCACATCACCTCACAGACCTTGAATAAAACAGATCGTAAAACAAGATTACAATATACCCGTGCCCCGCAAAAAAGAATACATAAGCGTAATTGAGAAGTTCTACCGTAACTCATTTGAGGATACTGGTATGTTCTTCTGGGTCGAAGGTCAAAGACGACTTGTGCCAGCGGTAACGATTGAAGAAAGCATATTTCTGTATTTTAAGTATCTTTGTATAGAGGACTTCAATATTGAAAGTGCTATCTCGACGTATTCGAGGATGAAAAAAGAACTATATGCGTCTGCCAAAGAGAATTGAAGAACTGATCCGTCGTAAAGATGAATTTCTGACCGCAAGTGAAACGGCTCTTAATGTTCGTTTGCGGAAGATGCAGGGAATGCTACTGTCGAAGATTACCGCTGAAATCATCCCTCAGTTGGATATGAGCAACGGGCGAATCAGAAGCACCCTCAAAAACTTCCGGATACTTTCGTCACTGGATAAAGTCTATAATGACTTTCAGAACGGACAGAGAGTTGCATTTGTTGAAGAAGTAGGAGGCACGTTATCAGGGATAAATAATAGGACGATTAACTATTTTCAGGTCATGATGGGACTTGAAACGCCTGCTACTTTTAAGGCCGTTGCAGCAAGTGTCTCTAAGAAGATGGGACTGAGGTTAGGACTGGACGGCGGATCGATTGTCTCAGGCGGATTCTTTGACACTTTAATAAAGAATGAAGCCTTACTTTTGGAAGTAAAGCAAATGACTGCTCAGGCGGTGACTGCTCAGATACCAATGAAAGACTACATCAAAGGTCTGAACACAATAATTAACGGTGACGAAGGCAAAATAGGGGGTATTGAACGGCAGTTTAACCGCTATGCTCACGACGTTTATCATCAGTATGCCAGTGCCTACTCAACTGCTATGGCCGACGAAACGGGGATGAAGTATTTTATCTATCAGGGCGGGTTAGTTAAAGACAGCCGTGATTTTTGTGTTGCTCATAATAACAAAGTGTTCAAACGTGAGGATGCCGAAAAGTGGAGAACCTGGACACCGTCGCAGGGAGTTTATCCTGAAGGCTACAAGGTCAAACAGAAAAATCAGGATGAAGTGCCGAGCTATCTGAGTTATCCTGGTTATGATCCTCTGACTGACCGGGGCGGTTATAATTGCCGTCATTGGATTTCGTGGTTAAACACTTCAATAGCAGAGAGAATGTTAAAGGCACAAAAAAAGCCACAGTAGTTCAGAGGTAGAACGCCTCTCCTGTAAAGAGGTTGTCGGAGGTTCGATCCCTTCCTGTGGCTCGAATAAAAAATATTAAGAAAGTGTTGTATATTTAAAAAATGGTTTATCTTTGAGGTCAGCAAGTGACTCTAAGATGACGCAAAAATCAAAGACATTGAGCCTGAGTAAGCACGAAGCCGCTGCGTCGCGGACTTGCCTTTGTGCTGAAAAGGCTCTTTTGCAAAACAAATCATTATGAAAAATTCAAAATCTGTTGAAGTTCTCGAATTTAACATTCGGGAGGTAAAAATTCCTATCGTCGGTATTTCTCCGCTTATTATTCATGCGTGGAGCGTGAAAGCAATACGTGAAATCTCCGACAAGCAGGCCGGTAAGGCTAAGAACAAGAAGCACGATATTCGTGTGCCTGAAGATGACTTTGAACAGGCAAAGCACAAATCGCCCGAAGGATGGGATGGTTTCCCCGCCGCAGGCTTCAAGGCCGCAATGATCCGGGGCGCAAAGATGATCGGTATGGTCATGAAAGACACACAAACATCATTCTTTATTAAGGCGGACTGCGAAGAAACACAACTTGTCAGAATTTACGGTGACTGTCGTATGCGTACCGACATGGTACGGGTTGGTATGGGTTCTGCTGACATACGTTACAGGCCGGAATATCCTGAATGGTCTGCTATTCTCACTGTGGAGTTTAACTCCGGGGTTGTTAGTTTGGATCAGATTTACCAACTTGTCAAGGCTGCTGGTTATGGGTGCGGTATTGGCGAGATGCGGCCCGAAAAAACAAAGTTCAATTATGGTCGTTTCAAATTAGCGGAGGAAAAGTAATGAACTACAACTGGAAATTAAAAGGACTGGCAAAAGGGATCAATCCTGAAGATGCCGTAAACGAACTGAATCGCATCCAATCTCTTTACGGGTCTATAACTCCCGAACTTATTGTTCAGGCGGCGGAGGACGAGGGTTCTGTTCTTCATAAATTCTTTGAGTGGGATGACGCAAAGGCGGGGCAATTGTGGAGAATCCAACAGGCTCGAATACTTTTGAATAACATCCAGGTTACGGTTATTTCTGACGGCGAGGCCCGTGAGATTGATGTGTATGAAGTGACAAGTCGGAAGGAGGGATATCAAAGCATTGATACCTTTACTTCTGATAACATTGAATACATTAAGGCCGGGATTATTCAGCAGTTGAATGCGCTGAAGAACAAATTGAAACTTTACAAGCAATTCGACAAGGTTCTCGAATACGTCAATCAGGCTATTGAAGCGGTTGATTAAGGCAGATTCGGTCTGGATTGGCGGGGCGTGGATGGGTGCGGTATGATGCGGTAAGGAGGGGCAGCTAAGGCGTGGTAAGATCTGGTGAGGTACGGAGGTGTGGGAACGGGTAAGGTCGGGCAGATAAGGTGTGCGTTGTTTGGTGAGGTCCGGTGCGGTGAGTTGTGTTTTGGTAAGTTGAGTTCTGGTAAGGTGAGGTTTGGCAGTTGCGGTGGGGAATGGTCCGGAATGGTAAGGCACGGTGCGGCAAGGTGGGTTCTGGTACGGTAAGGTGCGGCGTGGCATGGTGAGGTTTGGCAGTTGAGGCTTGGTAAGCAAAGGTCCGGTTGGGCAAGGTAGGCCCTGGTATGTTGAGGCAGTAGCGGTGCGGCAAGGTCGGGTCTGTTATGGTGAGTTTTGGCAGTTTAGGTGCGGTACGGTGCGGTGTGGTATGGTGAGATGGGGTTAGGCTTGGTACGTTGAGTTAAATTAAGCTCGGAGAAATCCGGGCTTTTCTTTTGCCTTAATTCATAAACCTGATAAAAATCATATCACAATATGACGAAAATCATTGTAAAATAATTGTATTGTTTATAATGAAATAAATTTTTACCTTTGACAAAACAAATTCTATGGCAAAAGAAGAACTTGTAAAAGCAATCATCAACGGCAAGACTAAGAAGTTAAGCAAAGCCGCTTATAAAATTGCATCCCGTTTTTTTAATGCAATTTCAGAAGAAGACCTGAAGAGAGCTCGCCCGGCTGAACTTGAAAAGCCGCTGTTGAGGCCGACAATCAAACCCGTAATGATTAAACCGGCGATCAAAGAACCGGAAGTCAAGGCTCCTGAGATGCCTGCGGAATTGCAGGGTGACCCGATGGCAGAGGTTAACCTTGAAAAGACATCGCTTGCGAATACACTCGACACTCCTCCTCCGGCTGATCCTATGATTGTTGAAACAGTTGTTAAGCCAAAGCGCACGGTTAAGAAAGCAAAGAAATGAAAGAACTAACCTCAAAGAAAACCGGCAAGGTGCAGTTTGTCAGTGATGACGTTTATAATGAGCTTGTCAAAAACGGCAGGCATAAGAAGTACAACGTCCGTGAAGTGAAACCTATCATTGCAAAAGCACCGAAGATACTGGAGCCTGAGAAAAAAGTTATCAAACCAAATAAGAAATGACAGATTCTGAAAAGAAAATTCTTGAGGGTTTTTTGTCGAAAACCTTAAAAATCGGCACTGAGGAACTGGCAAGCCTTTATAACGACGCCGGAGATTTAACTGATTTATCTATTGCTGAAAAAGCCGATTCG